GTGTGCCGACAAAACCTTCCGGCTCTGCAAAGGATGACGAGGAAACATACAACATTCTGGAAGTCAGCTCATTCCCGTCCATTGATATAAACGGCGTATGGTTGTATATGAAGTATTATCCTCATTCCTGCACAGAGCAGCTTTGCGCCAAGGGTATAACTCTCCTGTCCATACTTCCGCTGCTCGACGGGGAACGTAAATCTGAGGCAAATGCCATCGTAAACGACATATTGACAGAACTTTACTCTCGCCAGCTTTCGGATGGAACATTCGTTCTGTGGTCGGGAGGCAGCTATGTCAATATGTGGGCTGACGCGATGGCGGGACATCTTCTCACCCTCGCTTCCAATGCCGGATTTTCCGTAAATGCCGGAGTTTTCGGGGCGTGGAGAAATAAGGTGAAGAAATATGTGAACGGATATCGTCCGACAGGTGGGGAAAATGACGACCTTGCTGCATATAGCTTATATATTCTTGCACTTTCCGGCAATGCTCAGGATGGTTCGATGAACCGTTTCCGCGAGTCTTCGTCTTTGAGTCTCAATGCCCGGCATCTTCTCGCGTCTGCATATTCCCTTTCCGGGAGGAAGTCCGTGGCGTCGAAACTCTTGTCGGATGTTTCCGGAAAATCCGCAGTCTACAAAATGATTTCAGACTCGGAGACGGTTTCGGAATACTATGGCTCGACTTTGCGTGACGACGCAATAGCTCTTGAAGCTCAGGTACTTACCGGTAATCTTTCAGCCGCCCTATCTCTTGCGGGCAGTGTGGCCGAGGCTTTTGCAAAACAGAGTTATACGACTCAGACGACTGCATTCGCTTCTTCCGCACTCTCGCGGCTCTATGCCCTCACCGACAAGAGCTCAATGACTTTCAAATACGAGTCTTCGTTTGGAAGTGACGGCGCAAATTCGGAGACGGTGAAGTCCGCTAATACTATTTGGACAAGAGAGGTGGTGGATGGAACGACGAGTGTGAAACTTACAAACAATTCCCAGGGAGTACTCTATGCGAGCCTTTCTTCAAGGGAGGCAGTTCCATCCGGCAAACTCATAGAGGCCCGATCTTCAGGAATTTCGCTTTCGGTTTCCTATTCAGATTTGGACGGCAACTTCATAAACCCTGCCCTCCTCAAGCAGGGTACGGATTTTACAGCGACGGTGACTGTGCGTAACAACTCGGCTTCGGGTCTTCGCAATCTGGCTCTCTCTATGAAAGTTCCTTCGGGTTGGGAAATCTACAACAGTCGTCTGATCAACGAAAAAATTGACCTTACAAAAATTGATTATGACGTAGACGTACTTGTGATCGGTGGTGGCGGTGCAGGTTCTTCCTGTGCCATTGAAGCACACAATGCAGGTGCAGATGTTATGATCGTTACAAAGCTTCGTATCGGTGATGCCAACACAATGATGGCAGAGGGCGGTATCCAGGCAGCAGATAAAGAGAATGATTCTCCTGTACAGCATTATAAAACTGTGCTTCGGCGGTAGTCATTTCCAGAAACAGATCCCGAATAGGGCGACCATCTGGTGCATTTCCTTCCTTGAGAGTATAAATTCGACTTACGATCCATTTTGGCGGTAAAGCATTAGCGATCATGTTATATCTCCTATCAAATCATTCACCAGCGCCCCGCAGGGCGCATTTTATTAGAAAGTCATGTTATTTGCTAGCTCGTCGAGTTTTTCGCGTTTCTCGGCTTGCTGTGCGCTTTGTGGTTTAACTTGTGCATTCTCCTGATCTGCGATCTGGTTTGGGACTTCATACCAACGCTGATTTCCTTTTTTCACACCAACGTTAAACCGTGAATAATAGTTCTTATCACCGTAACGAGATTTAATCTGCTTGAGTAATTGAACACCCATTTTTGCAAGATCTTCGGTCTCAATTACACCCAACATAAAATCGGCTGTAGCCGGAAGACCTGCTGATTCAGCGGTATCACTCATGTTAAGGTCTGACGCATCCCAGCCCGCGCGAGTAGTTTGTGCTGCCGTCCAACCAACAACATCCCATTTAACAAAAAATCCTCGCAATTCTTCCGCAATCGCTTTAACGAGGGTATAGCTATTCTCGGAGTATACACGCAAGCGAGACGATGCGCAAATCCCCAGATAGTCAACAATTACAACATCAGGTTTAAACTGTTTCTTGAGTCGCAATTCATTCATTAACGCCTCAAAGTGATTGGAGTTCGCGCCACCAGTCGGATATTGCTTGATCATCAGCTTGCCGATTGGACGCTCTCCAGCTTTCTTATTCTTGACACGTTTCATGCGTGCCGAATATTCAGCAAAGGAAACATTACCATTATCCAATTCATCTAATGTAATGTCAAGCAAGTTTGCGTCAATACGTTTTGCTACGACGTGCTCTGCCATCTCCATTGAGATATACAGAACATTATAACCACATTCCATATAATCCGCAGCAAGAGAACACAAGCCCAATGATTTACCAACGTTTACACCAGCAAGTAAAACATTCAATGTCTTTTTCTCTGCCCCACCTTTCGTAATTTTATTCAGAATAGGCAGCTTAAACGGGATCTTATTCGCTTTAGTCTGATATAACAAGAATCGTTTTTCAAAGTCATTAAACCAGTCATGACCTACATCAGAATCAAACGTAATGGATAGTGCTTCCTGCATGATCTCAGGAATAGCGCCTTCACCTGGCAATTTCTTATTCTGTTTCTCTTTTGGTAGTTGTGCGTTCGCCTGAATCTCAAGCGCCCGTGACATTGCATTATACATGGCACGGTCACGAATAAATTTTTCGGTTTCCTTCATTAACCAATCAAGGTCTTCCGGTGTATTCTCCAGCGAATCGAGAAGAGTTTTAGCCCCTTCATATGTTGTCTGATTGCCTCTCTCCTTGTCTAAAGCAATCTGTAATGCAGTTGGCGTAGGAATATTAGAATATTCGTCTACGTGCTTTTTAATCAGCTTATAAATCAGTTTTTCTTCGTCTTCGGTGAAGTAGTCCGCTTTAAGGTGAGGCCATACATTCGTAAAGAATGCGCCATTGTAAATCAACTGTGAAAAGATAGTTTTAATCATACATAGCCCCCAACTACACGCATAACAAAGGTCTTGAGTTTATACCAGAAAGTTTCCTTTTTCAACTTTTCTTCTGCTTCTTTGATCTGCGCGGTCAACGCCTTAATGACGTGAGGATATACCACATCACGATCTGACGGCGTGGAGTAGTCGACCACAATACCTTTAGTGTCTGGATCGTATTCAACATTATGAATATAGACAATATGATGCTCTCCCTCTTCATCAACAATTATCAGTTCCTGAATAACTGTCTTCATTGCTTCTTGAATCAAGCCGTGTGCTTCTTCTAAACTTGTTGGTTTCTTATCCATAATATAATCCTCTCTAGATATGAAAAAGGGGCAAGTAGCCCCTTTACTACCATTGTTATGCTAACATATCTTCGATTTCTTTGTCAACTGCTTCATTGCTGATCACTTGTCCCAGCTTATAATGATCGTTGATTGCTTCGTTAAACTTATCGTTTGTCAGAAGTGGTTTCCAGAACTCAATACTATTGGTTTCTTTAGCACGGAACTTGCGTTCTTCGGTTTCCATCTCTCCGGTCTCTGTATTCAGGATGGAACGAGAATACCAGCCGTTTGACGGTTTCACTACCCAACCTAACTCTACAGCCAATTCCAGCAAACCAGAATAAGGATCGATACCACCGCTAAAGGTTACGCTAATCGGGAACTTAGATTTTTCTTTAACGGTTCGTGATTTTTCCGCTGACAGAGTTTCCTTCAATGCTTTCAATCACAAAATACT